CCAACTCATCCAATTGCAAGAGATGATTAATTCTATGGAACGGGACGGTTTCGCATGGGAAACGGTCCAAACCATTAAAGACAACTTGCGATTGATGATTGTGGACCTGGAGAAATCTCTCGACTAAGAGGCCCGGCAAACGAGAAACGCGGCCTTTACTTTTAAACTTATAAACTACATACGACTATGAGCTACGACATATTACTACTAATCATCCCTTGGGTTTTCCCGCTTTGGATGATGTTTGCGGACCTTTTCGAGAAACGGGGGACCAAGTGAGGGAATATTTAAACGCGCTCGAGGTATACCAGCAAAGCGGGGCACGGGCTGGCGAGAAACGCGCTCGAGGGGCCGAAGCATGCGCCACCAGGGAAAACGAATGGGCGCAACGCGCTTTTGCTCTTGAGGTGGAACCATACAGGACCAAAGCGAGAAAGGCCTGGAATGATTCCTACCGGGCGGCGTTTCGCATAGCGAAAGGGTGGCGATGAAACACGCAAGCGACATTTTCCCAACCGCATTGGCGGAGCTACTCGCGATTGGCGAGAAAGCACGCAAGGAGAGAGAAACGCGGGATACAAGACAACGCGATACGAGAAATGCGGATGATCGTGAAACGATCCGCGTAATGCGTAAACGCGCAAGGCAAATAGAAATACAATTCAACTAATAACAAAAGGAGAAAAAACGATGAACCTAACAAAAGAGAAACACGCATTCACGCCAGGGCCTTGGCAAGCACATGGCACAAAAGTATCCACATGGGAGACGCAAGAGCAAATTGAGTTTCATGGCGATGAAGTTATTGCAGAAACAGGATTTGAGGCCAACGCGCGATTGATCGCGGCGGCTCCGGAGCTATTGGAGCAATGCAGGGAGTTCGAGAAATGTCTTACCCACTTAATCAATAGCGGGGATAGTGGCGCAGACCTGGAGCGCGACAAACTTCGCGAGGTCCTCGCCAAGGTAGAGGGGGGTGAGGGATGAGATACAAAGTCGAGGTAACGATTTACAATAGCTACGAGATTGAGGCAGAGACTCAAGAGGAAGCAGAGCAATTGGTAAGAGAATTGGATTGCTATGAAACGCTACGCGATTGCGACTTCAATGTTAATCATTGCGAAGAGGTAAAAGAAACCAATGAGTAAACAAACTGACAACGACATGATCCCGCGTCTCGCGCTTGGGCTGGCCATCTTCGTGGCGATGCGTTTCGCGCCCAGGGTGATCGCGTGGTGGAATAAGAGAAAGGAGAAAACGATATGAACGAAATTAAGGAACTTATAACGCAAGCGATATCTGCGGGCATCGCAAAAGAGGACGCATTTCTTTGGGTATCTCAAAGGGTAAAAAAATATGAGGCACCTATGGATTGCACAGATGCATATGCAAGAGCGTGGTCCAAAGCTATAGGCGGGCCTTCCGTTGGTGACCTTACTAGGTTAATCGAGGAAATGTATTAAAAGGAGAAATCCGAATCAGCCCCGTAGACCCACCTAGAAATCGTTTTGATTTAAGATCACGCAATTACCGATAGCGATAATCAAAACGCTTTTAAAGCCCCTTCTTGGAGACGAGAGGGGGCTTTTTGTAGTCGTATGTAGTCAGTAGATATCCGAATCATCATTTAACCTTGGTTCTTGATAGGGAGAAAAGCGGCCCAGGGATTTCTCAAACATCAGATAGGTTACCAATTCATTTTGTCCGCCTCGGTTCTTTGCGACATGAAAGCGAATCTTTTCCTTGAGGGGGTTATCATCATCCTCGGAACTAAGGAGAAAGGCGGAGTCGCAATCCTGTTCGATGGACCCACTCTCGCGGAGATCAGAAAGCATGGGTTTGCGGTTTTGCGTTTCCAACGCCCGGTTTAATTGAGAAAGGGCGAGGATGGGGATCTCAAGCTCAAGGCTCATCTGCTTAAGGTTGCGAGAAATGTGGCTCACCTCTTGAACGCGGGAGTCATGCCCTGGGGCGGAGAGAAGCTGAAGGTAGTCAATGACTGCGAGGCCAATCTCTCCCTTTGCCCGCTCTTGAAGGAGAAAGGAGTCAAGGGTAGCCTCCGCATCATCCTTGAAGGTGATGGGCCATTGCTTCATACGGTTCTTTGCGTCTTCAAGTTTACCGCGATGGGTGGGGAGAAGGTCCCCCTTTTGGCGCGGGCGAGAAACCCCGCTTTCGCGGGAGAGCAATCGCCCCGCACATTCGCTGGCACTCATCTCTAGGGAGGCGTAGGCTACACGGTATCCACGCTTGGCGATTTCATGGGAGAAATGTATTGCCAGGGCGGACTTTCCGATTCCGGGCCTAGCGGCTAAGATGTAAAGCTTACCAGGTTGGAAACCTCCGCTTAGGGCGTAATCTACTTTTGAGAAAGATGTGCTTATCGCGGGGGAGTCACCTGCATCAATGGCTAAGAACTCGGAATATGCCTCATTCGCGGCCTGCCCAATCTTCACCTGACCGGTTCCCTTGGTTAATGCCTTTGCCACCTTGGCGTTAAAGGTGGAAGCGATTTCCTCCGCCGTCTTTCCTTGGTTGAGTAAATCAAGGCTATGATGGATGGCGGATTCTGCGGTCCTGCGGTTGCGGGTATTCTCCACCTGCTCAATGTAGCGGTCCACCCGTCCACCGCCATGAAGGTCAATGAGGTCCATCGCTTCCAGCTTATATTCGGGTAACTCAATCGCCACATCCACCTCATTGAGATGTTCAGAGGAAGATGCGATGAGGGAGAATATTTGCTGATAGGCAGGGTTGGTGAAGTCATCAGCGGTTAGGCGCTCGACGGCGATGGCCGAAGATCGGCCTGTATCGTCCGCGAGGCAGGCGGCTAAGACTGCTTGTTCAGAAACGAGATAATCCATTAGAGGACAATCTCCTTGGGTTGTTTCTGCTTTTTGGGTAATCGCTCTTTTATCCAACCGCGACAAGCGTTACGAAAGGTAGCGTTCCAATCCGCCTGGGTGTGTCCCTTCCCTTTCGCCCAATCCATGAAATAGCTAAGAGCTAAATCGTAATCGAGACCTTCGCTTTCAGCGATGCTACGAGGTGGAGAAAAGTCCTCGGATATACGAGTGCCTTTTTTCTTCTTTGATGTGCCACGATTAGTGGAAACTGCACTATATATATTTAAATTACATTCCGGAGGAATGACGCGTACGCGCGAGGGATGCCACAGATACTCCACCAGGAGTGGAGTTATAGTGGAAACGGGGGTTGCTCCAAAAGTATCACAATACTGCTTCAATGCATCACTTATCCATTTGGGAAACTTGAGCCTTACCTCCACTTTTTCTTGGGAATTTTCACTCATGATTGACCTCCCATCATGGCGGCAAATACCGATAAGAGTAACCACATAAAAGTCACGGTTGCGGCAAGAAACAACATAGCAAAAAGGATGTATTCTATATAGGTTTTCATTGCTTTTCCTCCCATGATTTTTCGTTTAAGAGAGCAACCAAATCGCTTAATCGACAGGTGAACATACTCTCAGAATGGTTCTTCTTATGGATGACGCAGGGAGGTTTGTCCCCAGCGTCCCGAATGCTTTGCGTCATGGCACTATAGAGATTCAATGCCTGCACATTCTTTGCCTCGATATGAAACGGAAAACTGCTCACCACATCGGGAGATTCTGAACCCCCGGAGAATTGCTGTCCTCTCCGAGAGCCAGGGAATCCGTTTTCCGATAGGTAGCGGGCAAGTTCTCGCTCGTACCTGGCACCTTTAGCTCGACTATTTATCTTCGCCATCAGAGCAATCCACTTCTGTTGTTATTGTTACATCGGGGTTGCTAACAGCGTCTAAATCTTCACCCTCTATAAGGGCTAACATTTGTTCGAGGACCGCCATTCCTACTACCACCGCACCTGTGAAGTTTGAGTTATCGATATGTTGTTTTGTGAACTCAATACCCTTCCTCATTCTTTCTATCTTCTCTGCTTTGTTCATGCTACTTCCTTCCCTTCCGCATCCCACTTCAACGCCATAGCGAAGTCATTGAGATCCACGGTTCTTTTGTTTGCTATATATTTTGTTTCAATCGCATACTTCTCCACAATCTTGTACACGAAATGCCGCCCAACATTGAACTTCTTAGCCACCTCCTGCATGGAGAGACGATGCCAATCATTGGTAAGATCAAGAGTCTTTAACTCATCCGCATACCCAGGCCATACATCGGTATCAATGCACTCCTTCCATATTCTGCACGCTCTGCGCATTGGCTCCATCTGACGGGCAATGTCGTAAGCGGAAAGAGTGTAACAGGCATTTGCGTATGGTGGGGCCTTCTCCACCGCCACAAAGATAAAGGTCTTTGGGTTGTACCCCATACGCTTTAATCCCTCCAAGTACCAGCACGCTTGGAAGTCATAGCCAAACTTTCGAATAGACCGAGCAAATCCTTTTTCACTCGCATCCTGTGTCGATTTTAAATCAATCACCACCTCCGCGCCGGGTACATATATATCGGGCCTTACCTTGCAATCCGCACCTTCGAAATCAAAGTAACCGGTTCCCTCGATGATCGTGTCCAGGTCACTCATGTAATCTTTAAGGATAGGATTATCCAATGCGGCTCCCGCCATCTCCATACAGGTGTTAAATTCCGATGGACTCAGCCATTGCTTGTTCGCATACTCGTTTTCCATCTCCTTAAACGCTTCCTTGTATGCGTTAGTTCTTGGACCATACCCGTCAATCTCCGCAGGTTTTTCCCCAAACTCCTCATCGAGCTTCATGGGTTCCAATACCGCAGTATGGAAACATCCGCCCATGACCAATGCAGGGGTGCTGGGGTTCGGGTTTAGCATTTGCTGTCTCACATGAAGCGGGGAGGTCGAGAGCAGGGACGATGCCCTGCTTCTCGATAACTCCTTACTGCTGTGATACAAATCGTTATTTATATCAGTTCTCAGCATCAGAAAGGGTCCTCCTCCTTCCCGGCATCATCCTCCACCACAGGCTCATTTCCCGCAAAGGGATCTTCACCGCGATACAGAGCAGACATATCCACCTTGGTTTTCATTATTACTTCCCTTTGCTCCTCAGTCATCTTCTTATGAGGCTTTGGGGTCATTGCATAACGGGTTTCAATACCCTCACCATTTTTAATGATGGCAATGTCATACTTACGCGGGTCACCCCACTCCTCGTCATTAATGTAGGTGACCAACTCATCCTTAAGGCCACGCTGTTTAAGCTCAAGAATCTGAACACACTCCTCGGCGTAATTATACACCTTAATCGCAAAGAACTCTTTTGGCTTTTCATCACCAAAATCCTGCGGTGCTTTCTCACTTACCTTCCAGCGGAAAGGTTTGCGATTACCCTCTTTGTCTTCGCCCCATCCAACCATACCGGTGATAAAGCCACCGTCTTCCACGGTGCCGACGA